ATATGAATGCACTATCGAAGAGGCAGAAATGATTAAGGTTTCATACAACACTTATATTACTATGAAAATTAATCTCGCAAATGTTATCATGGAAGCATCACATAAACTCGATAACGTCAACTGTGATAATGTCATGAGAGGTATGTTCCTTGCCAACGAGAGACTCATTAGCACCAAGTATCTTCTGGGTGGAATGGGCGACGGCGGTGGTTGTCACCCCAGAGACAATATTGCGTTGTCATGGATGGCGCAGGAATTGGATCTCAGTTACGATTGGTATGAGGGTATGATGGTTTGTCGAGAGAAACAGACCGAGTGGTTAGGTGACATGCTAATTGCTAAGGCAAACGAGACAGGACTGAAGCCTATCATTCTAGGTAAGTGTTTCAAGAAGGAAACAAACCTTACTGTGGGAAGTCCATCTATTCTCATGAAGAACATGATGGAGGAGCATGGTGTGGATGTAGAGATGTATGATCCGTGGATTGACGATTGCAACCCACCTCTGGAAGAGAAGGCAGTATTCTTTATTGGTACAAACCACGACAAGTTCCTTGACTATAAGTTCCCCGAGGGATCGGTGGTAATTGATCCGTGGAGAATGATGCCTAAACAAGAGGGTGTTGAACTAATTTCTGTTGGCGATACCACAGAAAAAAAGTATGCTGAGGCCTGAAGCATCATATCCAGCATATCCTCCGTACCACACAGGAATGTATTTGGAGGAATACTTCTTTGATTTTTATCAAAGGAACATTGATCGTTTTGGAAAGCGTGAATATATTCCTGTTTACTGGACGAATTGTTATGTCAATGGTGTACAAGAAGGATGGGGCGATCCAGTCAATATATACGACATGCAGAGAGAATTAAATATGCTGGATCCTAGTGGATCATATTTCACGGTATGTCAGCACGATGATGCCCCAATGAACATATTGCCTACCAACACTGTTGTTTTTTCGGCGGGTGGTAATGTAGTAGGACCCAATACGATTCCAATTCCATTAATTTGTGGTAGACTATCACCACAGGAGAAACAGAAAAAGGAATATTTGGCATCGTTTGTCGGATCCACTACTCATAATATTAGAAACGCCATGGTAGATTCTCTTCGTGATCATTCTGATGTTTATATTTCGACTAGGGTGTGGGATCCAAAGGTTAAGTATGATCAACTAGAAGATTTTGTATCTGCATCTACTCGAAGTAAATTTGTATTATGCCCCCGAGGATATGGTCCATCTAGTTTTAGATTATATGAAGCAATGCAACTGGATGCAGTTCCTGTTTATATAAGCGATAGGTTTTGGTTGCCTTGGCAGCATGAATTGAATTGGAAAGAGTTCTGTGTTCTGATAACAGAAGATCAAATTCCTGATATGCATTCGATATTGTCTTCTATTGACGATGACACTTACGAAAAGATGAAACAGAAAATCCAAGAAATATATGAAAATTACTTTACTATGGAAGGAATGTCTGCTAAAATAATGCAGATATTGGAGGTTTTAGAATGAAGGCACTCGTTACCGGCGGAGCAGGGTTTATTGGTAGTAACCTAATAGACGAATTGATCAGTCAAGATTATGAGGTTGTCTGTCTTGACATTAATCCACACGGACATTGGCATAAAAACTCTGCTAATTACGTTGGTGATGTTTGCAATTATCCATTGGTTGATTCTCTAATGAAGGATGTTGATTATGTTTTTCACCTTGCTGCTGATGTAAGAATTCAGGATTGTATAAAAAATCCAATACAATGTTATCATAACAATGTCATAGGAACTGCTACTGTTCTAGAAGCAGCAAGAAATAACGATGTTCGTAATGTTGTTTTCTCGTCTACATGTGCAGTATATGAATGTAAGTGGTTGGTACAGAGCGAAGGTTCACCGGAAGATGCTTCGTTGAATCCGTATGCGTCATCAAAGAAGAGTGGTGAAGATTTGTGTAAACTATACTCTAACAGTTATGATCTTCATACCACTATACTTAGATACTTTAATGTATATGGTGAAAGACAACATGCATCCGGTCAGTATGCCCCTGTTGTTGGTGTTTTTATGAAACAGCGGGATCAAGGATTACCCCTCACTATAACAGGAGATGGTTCTCAGAGGAGAGACTTTGTACATGTCAGTGATGTTGTACAGGCAAACATATTGGCAGCAAGAAGTGTCATGTCACCGACTGAATGCAAGCCTGGGGAGATCTATAATGTTGGTTCTGGTGTCAACTATTCCATCAAGGAATTAGCAGATACAATTTCTACGGAACAAGAATACATAGATAAGAGATCAGGAGAAATTGAGGCAACTCAGGCGGTAATTACTAAAATTAAGGAGTTGTTTGGATGGACTCCTAAAGTGAACTTAAGAGAATGGTTGGTAACAAAATGACTTCATTAATTATTCATCATCATGCAGGACTTGGAGATCACTTCATGTGTAATGGTGTGGTAAATTACATTGTTGATTCTACTGACTTTGATTATTATTATGTTTTAACGAAGGAAAGAAATTATAAAACGGTTTCTGAAATGTATTCGTACAGTGACAAAATAAGAACTCTTGCTTTTAGTGATGAAATTGAAGACACAATACAACATAGATTACCAGTGAACGGAAGATACATCCAAATTGGATTTGGTTATTTAGAAAATTACATGAGAGAGAATCCAGATAAAGATTTTTCATATGCATTTTATGATCAATTTGATTTGCCTTTTTCTGATAAATGGGATAGGTTTAAAATACAAAGAAATGAAATTGAAGAAAATAAGATATATGAACAGTTAGTGGGTGATGATGAAGAATATATTTTTGTGCATGACGTATCTTCTGTTGGAAAATATGATCTAAATATAGATAGCAAATTAAAAATAATTAAACCAAAACTAGGCATAACAAACAACATAACACATTTTCTGAAGGTAATTGAAAATGCAAAGGAAGTTCATTGTCTGGATAGTAGTTTTATTAGTATGATTGACTTGGAACTTACTAGAGAAAATTTATTCGCACATAACGTAAAAACAGTTGAAGAGGGCGGTACTGGTTCGTTCCCTTACTTTAAAAATGTATGGAGAGAGATTAGTTATGAAAAAGAAAACGCCTAAAAACAAAACAATTACTCTTTGCATGATCGTGAAGGACGAGTCTCACATCATCGAGGAGTGTCTCGAATCCATGATTCCATACATTGATCGGTATGATATTACTGATACAGGATCCACTGACGGAACACCAGACTTGATTAAAAAGGTAATGGATAAGCACTCAGTTCCAGGCGAAGTGTATCTTTCCGACTGGAAGGGGTTTGGTGATCACGGAGGAAAGATAGGGAGTCGAACAGAGTCTCTAAGAAATTGTGACGGCAAAGCGGATTATGCTTGGATCATCGACGCAGACGATTACATTCAGGGTAACTTTGAATTCCCAGACAACATGATTCATGATTCATATAGTATCCGAATTGCAAGAGAAGATTTTACTTGGTGGCGTTCTCAGATTTTCAAGACAGGGATGAACTGGAAGTATGTTGGTGTCCTTCATGAATACGCTGAATGCGAAGGAAATCCGCAACCAAATGTTGATAGAATATTTGGTGACTATTCCATCACTGCAAGAACTCTTGGTGCTAGAAATGTAGGTATCAGCACTGAAGAAAAGTACAAGAAAGATGCCGCGGCGCTAGAAGAAGCAATGAAGGACGAACCAGATAATGCTAGGTATCAGTTCTATCTTGCACAGAGTTACTTTGATTCACAGCAATGGGAAAAGTCAAAGGAAGCATATCTCCGAAGAGCAGAGATGGGTGGATGGGAAGAAGAAGTTTATTATTCACACTTTCGTATAGGTATTCTGAATGCAATCATGAACAAACCATGGCCTGAGATTCAGCAGGCCTTCTTGGATGCATATAATGCAAGACCATTTCGTGCTGAGCCTCTATATCAGATTGCTAGGTTGTATCGACAGGTACACGACAAACCAGTTCTCGCCTATACCTTTGCTAAAATGGCACTAGAGATTCCATACCCACAGCATGATATTCTTTTTATTAGCGAAGATGTTTATAAGTGGCAACTTCTGGACGAACTGGGTTCTACTGCTTACTATGCAGGAAAACCCCACATCGGGTATGCTGCATGTAAGAGACTCCTTGACGAGAACCTTGCTCCACCAGCACACCGTGATCGGATTCTGGAAAACTTCAAGTCATATGAAAAGGTTGTCATGGAGATTCAAGCACAAAATGCCCAACAAGAAATGGCAAGAAGAGAAGAAGAGAAGCGTAGAAAGAAAGAAGAGAAGGAAGCGAAAAGACTCGCACCAAAGAAACCCACCAAGACGGAATCTGTGAAGAGTAGGTATAAGAAGCGAGCAAAGAGGTAGAGAATCACATATATACTATGTAACTCTGGAGATCTACAATGTCCGCAAAGCACGACATCACCGCAAATCAAGGTGAAACTCTAAATTTTCACGTTCTATATACCGACAATGACGGTACTGGTGTTGACTTAACCAATTACACAGCAGAAATGAAGGTTAAAAGATCCACCAAGGGAACTCAGTTACTCTACCTTACTTCATTGTCAGCAGGACAAGGAACAGGAATAACAGCAGGAGTTACTGGAGCATCGTATGGATTGACTGGTGGTATTTCACTGAACAGGAGTGCAGGGAACAGCGGCGGACAGACTGGTGGTATTCTAGTAATCGCCGGTGCAACTGCAATGTCCTTTGTTCCTGAAGGAAGACATCTGTATGATCTAGAACTGAAGACACCACAAGGCAGCAAAGTTAGACTCATCGAGGGTAGATTTGAAAGTGATTCGGAGATCACGAAATGAAAGTAAAAGTAACAGAGACAGACTATAAAAAGACCTCTACTAGAATGATAGACATCAAGCATTCTAGTAGTATTTCTTATTCTGTCCAGACGGTTACTATCAAATCTACACCGAGAACTAAAATTTTATTTGTTTGAGGAATATAATTTGCTATGAGCAGAATGGACTTTCCATCAACTAATCTGGTTGCAGGAACCACAAACCATACTGTTGGAAACAACACATGGACATGGAATGGTTATGCCTGGACAAAGGATTGTTGTGGGTACGGTCCCACAGGTTCTACTGGTCCTGCTGGCCCTGCTGGTCCTACCGGTCCTACTGGTAGTGCAATGGGACCTAGTCCATACACTACGGTAGCAGGCGCACTGGATGCGGTAGGTACAGGTGTCGTCAAGGCAGCAGATAGCAATATACAAGTACATAAATACGACCGTGCGTCAAGAGATATGCGACACTACTGGGATGATGCAGGTGGTCACGGAAACTTGTTTATAGTAGACGAGGAAACTCCAGAACAGTATATACTCTTTAACTACACATCAGAACCCGAATACAATGGCACAACTTTCCAGTTCAATGGAGAAACCAGAATTTCAGTAGGAAACTGGAATGCTGGTTCTGCTGGGACTCCAGTCCGAAAGTGTAGAATATTTTATATTCCTAATGCCGTGACATCCTTTAATGGACTTAGAGGTGCAGTAGATACAACATCATTGGACCTCCCAGTCAAAGGACTTTCTGCGAATGCTGGTGCGACATTTGCCGATGAAGTAACTTTCTTGTCTGGTCTTTCTTGTAATAACGGCATTACACTCGGTGGAAATATGTACGGGTTCCCCGGAATGAGAGTCGGTCTTGAGGATGGACCAAACTGGTTGTTTGATTCTGCCGGTGGCAAAATTGTTCTGAGTGGCAGTGAATTTTTAGATGTTAATCAATATATTAGACATCATAATGATACAGATACATGGATTCAATTCCCCAATTCCAATGATGAAATCGATTTCCGCACTGGAGGTTCGTTTGGCCTTAAACTAACAAATGATCGTCTTCATGTCCTTCGAGGATTGTCGGCCGACCACGGTGCAACATTTGATGATGTTATTAATCTTTCATCGTCTGGTGTGAGATTCTCAGACGGAACCACACAGACAACTGCTGCCTCCGCTACTCCTTCGATGTTCGGATCAGCGACGTTTACTGTTCATTCTTCGAGTGCAATTTCCACGGGAAGAAAAACACTATCGATGCATCGTGTGCCTTACGACGCAAGGATCACGAAGTTTGAGATGCAAGCAAGTAAATCAGGTGGGTTTACTGCTGCTGTACATATTGCGGGCCCGGATTGGGGGAACCCTATTACTGGTGGTATCACGGGTGCATCATTAGCACTCACCGGTCTTACTGGATACACCGATAGCCTGAATCATACCAGTATAACTGGTGGTAATTTCTTATATCTCGATGTCTATAGTAATGCATCTGGTGCGACAGCAGCACAAGCATTCTTGACATATCGGCGGACTTAGATATGGCACTAACTGACGTATACATCTCACCCACTGGTGCTGGAGACAACTCCGGTAGTTCTGTTGCCAATGCTGTTCCTGCTATAGACAGTAATGACTGGTCCGATGAAATCAAAGCACTGGATCGAGCAAACAAGCGATTCATATTCTTGGGTGGTACATATACTGTTGGTTCTAAGTTAACATTTACTGGATCCGCACCAGCAGACAACACTCCCCATCAGTGGGTTGGTGCAGACTCTAGTGGTAATATTCTTCGCCCCAAGTTTGACGAAACTGGTCTTAGACTTGATTTAACGGACTACCCCAAATTCGTGAATACTGCAAACACACAAATGGTAGACACCGAAGAATTTACTGCTTACAAGTGTCTGTCTTTTGAAAATACAAATGCATCATACAGTCAAGGCGGAATAGTCGAAGCAAGTACCAATGATACTGACGCACAGATGTGGTTTGGTTGTAGTTTCAAAGCAGCACCAGCAAACAATAACGCAGAGGTCATGGTAGCAAGTGGAACAGCGATGTTTATGTGTGTTTTTGAATCAACCACAAAACAATACGATAGAATTTTAGACGTAAGAGCAAATTGTAATATCAAAAACTGTAGGGTGATTGGTGGTGGAACCAGTTCCGGTTCTGGAGATGGTGATGGAATTTCCACAACCGGATATAGTGGAGTAATTACAGATACGGTTATTTGTAATGTTCATGGAGATGGATTCTTTTACAATAACACCAACAACAGACAGAACCCAAGCATATCAAATTGCACTATTATAAATTGTGGTGTTAATGGATTAGCAATGGCAACTCCTACTAGCAATAATAGTATGATTATTGGTATATGTGATCAGAATATTATTTTCAATTGTGCTGGTGTTGGAATGAAGGCAAACGCAGCAGATGATAGGCAGGGTGGATGTCAGATCGTCGCTATGGGTTCCAATGGAACAGATTTCCAGAACCTAGACTCATACGAAGACATGATTGATAAAATTACAATCACCACCGCCGACTTTGTTGATTATGCGAACAACGATTTTAGGATTCGACGAGATTCTGTATTGTATAAATTTTTCGGGGATACGAACTTTGGCGCGGTACAAAATGAAGATTATGAATTCGTATCAGCATCATAAATAATAAACACATGGGGTTGGTAGGGGGTTGCGACGTTGCGCCCCCGGCCCCTCTTTTTTTTAAAGGAGACAGTCATGGGATTAGTATTTAACAGACAACGAAAAACAAAAGTAGAATCTAAGCATTATTATCATACTACACTCTTGTATGGCGACAAAGAAGTTGATATACTGTTGACGCACAACGATGTTAAGCGAGGAATGTATCGAGCAAGTCGTAACTTGGAAGACATTCCCAGAAGATGGTATGATAGTATTTTATTTTGGAGATAAGCGGTGGAATTGAAATTTTATAAGATGTACAAGAACGTAATCGAACCCAAAGCACAGACAGAACATTCTGCCTGTTTTGATATACATGCTCACCTGAGAGGCCCTCTTATTGGCGAAGACAAGATACCAGAGTTCAAAACTATCCGGGTGATCGACAGTAACAATGGACTTCATGAGGTGGAACAAGACATTACATGGCACAGTGATCATCCTGATGCTGCGTTTAATGTGCCCCCTTACAGTAGGGCATTAATTCCTACTGGTTTAATCTTCGACATTGAACCAGAGATGTCTATCCGTATCCATCCCCGTTCAGGACTTTGTTGGAAACATGGGTTGACAATCATCAATGCAGAAGGTATAATTGATTCCGATTACAAGGAAGAGGTTTTCATTCCAGTATGGAATACAACCAATGTTCCTTTTAGAATTAATCATGGAGATAGGATCGCCCAAGGCGAATTGTTTGAGAATATTCAAATCCGACCGCTTCAGGTAACGGAACGACCTGGACACACCACAGAACGCACGGGTGGATTTGGATCTACTGGAGTATAAAATGAAAACTGCAATAATTAGCGGTGTTTGCGGACAAGATGGATCATATCTTGCCGAATTTTTGTTATCAAAAGGATATAGAGTTGTTGGTCTGAAAAGAAGAACTAGTCTAATAAACACAGACAGAGTTGATCATCTGTATGACAATCCTAATTTTATTCTAGAATATCATGATCTCAATGATTCTTCTTCGACATGGAGACTTATATCGGAACACAAACCAGACGAGATTTATAATCTTGCTGCACAATCTCATGTCCGTGTGTCGTTCGATGTTCCGGAGGATACTATTAACGGTATCTGTATTGGAACTCTTCACATGCTCGAAGCAATTCGATCTTTGGTTCCTGAGTGTAGATTTTATCAGGCCTCATCTTCGGAAATGTATGGTGATGCTCCGTGCCCTGAAACCGGGTATACTGAAGAGTCTATGATGAAACCAGCATCTCCATATGCTTGTTCTAAGTTGTTTGCACATAACTTGGTAAGGAACTATAGACATTCATATGGTTTACATGCTTCATGTGGTATTCTTTTTAATCACGAATCTCCCCGCCGAGGAGAGACATTTGTTACCAGAAAGATAACACAGGCAGCAGCCAGAATAAAGTTAGGACTGCAAGATAAAATTACATTAGGTAACTTGGATGCATATAGAGACTGGGGATTCACTGGTGATTATGTCGAAGCAATGTGGTTGATGATGCAACATGAAATTCCAGATGATTATGTTATTGCGACAGGGACTACTACGAGAGTCCGAGATTTTTTGTCTGAAGTTTTTTCCTATGCCGGATTGGGAGATTATAACGATTATCTGGAGACAGATTCCAGATTGTTTAGACCACATGAAGTTCCCTATCTATTAGGAGACTCTACTAAAGCAAGATCCGTCCTTAAGTGGGAACCAAGGGTTACTATAGACGAGTTGGCTCAGATGATGTATAATAGTGATTATTTTGAAATTGGAAAACTGGAATGGAGAGTTCCAACCAGCAAAGTGGAATCTAATTGGAGTATGAAATGAACAGAGAAGAACTACTGCGACACCATGATAAACTAACTACTACAGCAAAAGAAATCATGAAACAGAAGAATCATGACTATGCAGGACAAGGAGGAGAAAAACCATTTGCAAACTTTGAAAGGTGCGAAGCGATGGGTGTTTGTTCTACCGAGCAAGGATTTCTTGTTCGTGTCATCGATAAGGTTTCTAGGTTAAGTACCTTTGTGAGTGCTGGTGAACTTAAGGTAGAGAATGAAAGTTATGAAGATGCGGTGTTAGACATCATTAATTATATGATTTTGTTTTCTGCCTTCGTAGAAGACAAGAACGAAAAGGTCATCGAAGAACGTCCACCCCAATATAGAAACGCAACCTTTAACCATTCAGCATGAACCAAAAGATTTTCATACAGATAGCATCATACAGAGACTCCGAATTGATTCCAACAATTCAGGATTGTGTTTGTAAAGCAGACAACAAAGAAGATTTGGTATTTTCCATAGCATGGCAAAACTGTGAAGACGAGATCAAGAAAGTGCAGCCTCTACTAGACTCTCTGAAGAGAGAAGTCACCATAAAAGAAATTTCAATTCCGTGGGAAAAGAGTAAAGGTGCTTGCTGGGCAAGGAATCAACTACAACAACAATATGACGGTGAAGAATATACACTTCATTTGGATTCTCATCATAGATTCTCGCCCGGGTGGGACACCTACTTGAAAGAGCAACTTAGCAATCTTATTGATGCTGGATATGAAAAACCACTACTCACTGCCTATGTGAACGCATATTCAGCAAAAGAAGAAGACAAGGAATATGTTGGTTCGTGTGGATCAATTGATCATCTCAAGCACGAACCAACAGAACTTAAACTGAGAAACTTTTCTTATGGAGGAATACCAAATCTTAAATCTCCATACATCAGAGATTTTAAAAATTTTGATTTGCCTGTAATGGGTTATCTGTACTCCGGACACTTTTGTTTCACTCTTGGTAGGTTCTCTGAGGAAGTCCAGCATGATCCTGAATTGTA